TGAGGAACACTGCCGGAAGCTTTGAACCGTCTCGTTTACTTCCGTCCACGATACTTCCTATCTTAGCGTCTCCTGCTCCATACAGGAAAGCGTAGATAAAAGTTTTTGCTTTATCCCTTGTTGGTAGTCCAGCAGCAAGCTGGTTTGCCGTGTGAATATCTCCGTTGATAATTTCATTGGTATAGTCCTTATCGTCCATGTAGTGGGCCAGCATGCGCAACTCAAGACCACTTGCGTCACAGCCCACGAGCGTGTAGCCCTTAGGGACTGTCCAGCAGGATCTACACTCCTTACCGTAAGGTGAGTATACCGCAGGGACTTGAGCCATGTTGGGTGAGCTGTGGGTCATGCGTCCAGTTACTGCTCCATTAGAGTTAACGTACCCATGTACCCTACCGTCATCCTCCACAGCGTCAAGCCACGACTGTACCTGAGCTATCCGTTTCTGCACCAAAAGGTACTCAGCGATCAAAGCGGCCTCAGGTATGTCCTTAACTTGTGACAATACCTTCTCGTCCACTATGGGCTGACCAGTCTCCGTAAACTGATTAGGTTTCCATCCAAAACGCTGGAGGTACTTGCCAATCTGTTGACGTGAACCTAGGTTAAACTCAGGCCACTCAATGCGGCTAAACTCACCACACACTGCCGTCCAGTTATCACCTAGGAACTTCAGGCCGACTGTGGAGAACGCACCATCCTTTTTAACTTTCGGCTGAATCGTTTTAACGTACGTTGCAATAGGTATAAATTTCTTTTGTACTTGCTCTTCAAGCTCATACTTTTTCTCCTTAAGTTCTGCTAATAATAAAAAACATTGTTCCTGATCTAGGAGCCAACCGTTTTCAATCTGTCGCGCAATAATAGTCTGTACTTCATGTTCAAGGTGTAGGCTCTCGTCTCCAAAACCATTAAGTTCGTTGAGCAGTCTTTTGTACACCAGCACATTAAGGCTAACGTCCTGCTTACAATAAACCACCATATCCTCTGACAAACAAGACCAGTCGTTGTGTTCCATCTTGGCTGATCCGCAAACTTTTCCCCAATTATCAAGTGAATGTCCTCCTTCACGTTGTGGGTTAGCTAGGCGTGACATGACTAGGGTGTCAGTGATCTTGCAGTGACTAAAGTCAACCCCAAGCAACCGTTGGCACACTGGAATGTCGTACCCAATGATGTTGTGTCCAATCACCTCCTTTACTTCAGTTTTTACATAGTGTGCAAAGTCAGCCAGTGTGTCCTTCATGAACACCTTGGTTTCACCTGTGCAAAGCTCCTGAGCCACCACTACCCACACTTGAGTAGGCTTGAGGCCATTAGCTTCTATGTCAAAAACTACCTGTTTCAAAACTCACTATTCCCTTGGTCGTCAGTGATAGGGCATGACGTTTCGGTCATTCTCCCCGTGTCCTTATCATAATACAGGTAACAGGCAGGTCCTGTCAAGCCCGCAAAGCGGTTTTTTAGCACACGTACCGTGGTGGTGTTACGTACCTCCTCGTCCTTGTGTTGCTGATTACGCTCTAGGCCTATAACCATGTCACTAAGCTGTGCAATGGCCGCTGAGCCACGTAGGTCAGCTAAGGATACCTGAGCACCGTCCTCGTGTCCTTTGCCGCCTGAGGGCCGTCTGAGGTGGCTCACGAGGAACAACCCTACACCCGTCTCCTGCACTAGACTACGTAGCTTGGTCATAATGCTGTCAATGGCCTTACGTTCGTCCCCTTGCTCCTGATCGCTGACAACAATGCTAAGGTGGTCAAGTATAATCCACTTACAATCCAAACCTTTGGCCATGTAGCGAACACGGGACAACAGGTTTTCCTCGTGTGTCGAACCCCAGTGATCCAACAGAAAGAAACGACCAGTGCCCATTGTTTGTTCCCAGTACTTGCGTTTTTCCTCCCGTGTAATGGTTTTGTCTAGGTGTAACGGTTGTTCAGCCGCAAGGGACATCAGCCCTAGGGTAGTCTTAGGTATATCCTCCTCAAGGGCTAGGATGCCTATGTTGTCCTTGGTAGCCCCTAGCAGGTAGTACTGTAGCTCCCTGACAATCTGTGACTTACCCATGCCTGAGCCTGACGTAATCGTTACGAGTTCCTTTTGACGAAAGCCGTGTGTAAGTTCGTTAAGGCACTGCCAAGGGTACGGAATACTGACGATGTTTTCCTGCTCAACCACCAGATCCCATGTATCAACACCTGCAACAATACCATCAGGACGATAAGTTTTAGCATTCCACCACTCCTGTACAAATTGACGTACCTTGCCTTCCTTCAGCATCTCACCAGCGTCCTTAAGGCTCAATGCTACGTTTTTAGCTTTGTTTGGGCTGAACAGGTCAAGGCACTGACGTGCGGCCTCCTGTCCTACCTTATCGTTGTCAAAGCACAGCACAACGTTTTCAAAGGACTCAAGCCACTCAAGGTTAGCTTTGATATCCTTAGCGGCCCCTGCCGCACCTGAGCGTACTGACACCACAGGCCACTTACCGTCAAACATTTCACTGACCGCTAGGGCATCCAGCTCACCCTCAACAATCGTAATGTACTTACCGCCTTCCTTGAAAGCTTGCTGACCGAACAGGCCAACGTTATCAAAGGAACCCTGAGCAAAAAACTGTTTGTTGTCCACAATGCGAGTTTTTGACCCACGTAGCTCCCCTGTGCTTTTGTCAAAGTAGGGGTAGTGATGTTTAACTATGTGGCCGTCAGTACCGTACTCCACAGTGACACTAAACTTTTTACAGGTGTCCTGTGAAATCCTACGGTCACTAATCGCCGCTGTTACTCCTGTTTGTTCAGTCAAGGGTGACTCCACTTTACGTTTAAACTCAATGACCTCACCTGAGGCATGTTCGTAGTATGTACAGCCGCCTGAAAAACAGACGGCATGTCCATCAGAGTACCTTGCTAGATTGTCCTTAGAGCCACACTTGGGGCATGGCTCATGGCGAACAAAGCTTGACTCTGCTTGGCTCATTAGAAGTCCTCCGAACCTTCAGAACCTTCCGCAACCTCAATGACACGTACCTTGTTTAGGTAGGTAGGTGTGCCGTGTACTGGGTGTGGTTTACCCTCAGCGTACAGGATTTTTACTTTGGACCCACGGGTCAAACGACCACGGAAAGGCTCATCATCACCATCAATGACCTCCACAGGGTACTTGGTTGAAAACTTACGTTGTTTCAAACCTTCGTACTCACGGAGTTTGACACCATTCTTGGCCAGTACTTCAGCCTCTGGATCATCCAAAGTCAGGACTAGGGAATATTTACCCGTTGACTGACCGTTAAACACTTCATGCTGATCCAAATTAGCAAAAGCGACCGTACCTTGTAAAACTGACATAGTTTAGCTCCTTTAGTTTACTATGGTTTACCTAAGATTATACTTTAATGATATACATAAAGGTATTAACCTTAGGATACTTAATATTATACTGCCTTTTTAAAAGATTGTCAAACATTATCTACATTAAATTTTCGTCATACTGTTCGAACACCTCTTCCATATCATTATACTCCCTATCGACATAGGTGTCAACCACCGCCTCAATGTCACTTAGGGTTTTGTCACTGACCGCTAAGCAACTTAAGCACATGTCAAGTGGTAATTTTGTTACTTTGTCATATTGCAGTAGCTCATAGTCATCCAAAATGGTATTACATGCTTTACACCTCATCGTCATACTCCCCGCGAAACGCGTCATTGAACCTTAGTTTTAACTTGTTGTCACTCAGCTTCATGTATTCGTTGAAAAGGCACTCAGAGGCCTTCTGATACACTTCACCCATGGTCATCAGCTCTAGGTCACGCTCTACTAGCTCTTTGACCAAATAGCCTCTGAAGGTCTTACGTGCCTCCTCAAGCTCCAACAGCTCCTCATTGTCAGTGATAAACGCATCCTTAATTTTCATAATCTAAAAACTCCAGTTTTCCCGTTTCATAGTCCTTGATAATGTCCTGATAGACCGTAGTATACAACAGTGTACCTATGGTGTCCATACGTGCGTCCCTGAAGGCCTCCATTAGCGCTATAAGCCACTCTCGGTATTCCTCAGGATCTTTGTGTAGGGTCCCTGTCATAGCGTCACAAAAGTACTCTGCGGCGTGATTGTACACCCTGTTACCTTTGGCACGCTCAGCGCCTCTAATCTCACGCTCCATAAAGTCCTGAAATAACTCTAGGTTAGTCCTCATCTCGGCTCTCCAATCTGTACTCATCTACAATTACCCCTACTGTTGCTATGGTCACTATTAATATCCAAAATATAGTTTCACTGTCCATTGTCATCCTCCCTGTTGAACCTTTCCTGTAATTCCTTCTCCTCATCGTGTAAAGCCATGACACACACAGCATACACGAAGTATATACCAAAGGCTAGAAAACCTAAACCTAAAGCTATGGGCCATAAACCACTAGCCAAAAGCA